AAATTCATTGATAAGCGTTGGAAGAAAAAGTGTTTGCTTAAAGAACAGCCATACCTTAAATATTACAACAGTGATTAGTGTTTAGCATTACGCCTAACGTAATGCGTATAAGGTTAGTAGCGTGTAAATTATGTTACCCTTATGAATGAGGGTAACAAATGTAAAAAATCAATGAATACAAGGGATTGAATGTAAAAGCTATTAACTTTATACGGTGTTATGTATAGTATAGCGGATTGATAAACACTAACTTTAAATTAAGAACTGAATGAGTAATAATATATTTTTTGAGCGTGGGCAAATGGCTAATAAGCCAAATAACTACCTTTGGTTAGGCGACTGCCTTGAATTGATGCAAGATATACCAGATAAAAGTATTGATGCTATTATTTGTGATTTGCCATATGGAACAACTGCTTGCAAATGGGATAGTGTAATACCTTTTGAGCCACTTTGGGAACAGTATAAACGTATTATAAAAGATAACGGTGCTATTGTGTTATTTGGAAGCCAACCATTTACAAGTGCATTAATTAGTAGTAATTATAAAATGTTTAAATATGAATGGATTTGGGAAAAAAACGCTGGAAGTAATTTTGGTTCTGTAAGGTTTCAACCAATGAAAGAGCATGAAAACATTTTAGTTTTTAGCAAAAAAAGACATAATTATTATCCAATTAAACAAAAACGTTCAGCAAGTGGTGAAGCAAGGGTTTTAAGCAGTAAGATGACTTACAATAAAAATAAAAAAGCAGATTATATTTATGGCGATTTTAAAAATGAAACATTCAAAAAGAAAGCCGATAAATTAAGATGCCCAAGAAGTATTCAAAAATTTAATAGGGAAAGAGGTTTACACCCAACTCAAAAACCTTTAGAACTTCTGAAATATTTAGTTAAAACCTACACAAACGAAAACGATTGGGTATTAGATAACACTTGTGGAAGCAATACAACAGGAATAGCCTGTTATGATTTAAACCGAAATTATATTGGTATTGAAAAAGATATTGATATTTATAACGTTGCTAAAAAAAGGATGGAAAAAAATATATTATTACGTGCAAATGAGCAACAAACTCTGTTTAAGCAATGACTTTAGCTATATTGTACATAACGGACGAGTGTATGAGCAGTAGCCTTGAACGAGTTTAGATAAATGAATACAACTTTAAATTAACAACTGCAATAGTTAAAACGCCTAACGGCTATTGCTTATACACATTTGTTAGGCAACGTTATTATATGATTGGACAAATTAAACTACTCGGACACGAATACACAGAACCTACAGAAATAAGACTTTCAAATGGCTTATATATTTGTAGAAAAGGTGCTAAAGTAGTACTTACAGAGAAGGCTTTTTGTAACGAGGACATACATTATTTTGAAGAGAACCCTAAAAAACCTATACCGAAAGACACCATTGTTAAAATAAACTATTGTTGGGCTAATTTTGAAGGCACATTTGTTAATGTAAAACATAATGGTAAAAACTACGACATCAAGCCTTCGTCTTTGAAGCACGATTCCAATTTTGCCTAACTTAAACGTATATGGCACGTTTTAATGTGTTATATACGGTGTTACCTACTGTTAAAAAAGATTTTATGACTGAACCTAATATAGAATTACTAAACCAAGATTGTTTGCTTTATATGAAGCAATGCTCTGATAAAAAATTTGATTTGGCAATAGTTGACCCACCCTACGGAATAGGTATGGACTACCAAAAAGAATCGTACAACCAAGGCAAAAAAGGTGAAGGCAGAAGACATCGTAAACAATGGGATAAAAAAGGCTGGGATGATAATATACCAAGTAAAGAATATTTTGCCGAATTAAAGCGAATAAGTAAAAATCAAATTGTTTGGGGTGGCAATTATTTTATTGAACATTTAGAAAATACAAGATGTTTTTTGAGTTGGGATAAAATGCAAAGTTTTGCTGGAAGTGATTTTGAATTAGCGTGGACTTCTTTTGATAAGGCAAGCAAGGTTTTTAGAATGACAAGGATTGAAGCATATAGTAATAACAATAATGTAATAAAAGACCCATTTATAAAAATACATCCAACTCAAAAACCGATTAAATTATACGAATGGATTTTAAAAAACTTTGCGCAAAAAGGCGATAAAATAATTGACACGCATTTGGGTAGTGGAAGTATTGCGATTGCTTGTTATAATTACGGATTTGATTAAGTAGGACTTGAAATTGATAAAGAGTATTACACTAAAGCGAACAAAAGGCTTGAACATCGCAAAAAAACACCTAAGCTTTTTTAATTGTAGGTAACAGGCAAGTATAAACACAGTAAATTTTTAAGATTATGGAACGATTAATTGAAGACCTAACTAAACAGTTAGAGAAAGTAGTAAGAGAACACCCAATCGAGGTAGATAATGATACTTATTGGAGAGGTGTAAAAATTGGATTAGAAACAGCTATTAAAGTAGCACAAACCCTTAAAAATTAATTGGGTTTATGCATTGTTGTAAAATCGTTTTAATGTTTTACAACACAATATATCCTTAATTCAAAAAATTGCACCAGATGAAAACACTTAGAAACATTAAAACTATTAATGATTTAGAAACATATATTGATGGTTGCTTAAATGATTATAAATACGATTTAAGTACTCAAGAAGAAACAAAAGAAAATATAGCAAAATTAATATTGCATTTTGTAAATATAAACCAATGATTAACGAAACCTACGAACAACTAATAGAACCTAGCAATTTTAAAACTTTGTTTAATTCAAGAAGAGAGTTTGAAAGCTGGTTAGACTTAGGTACCAAAAAGGAACTTCAAGACACGTTAAAAGCATTTGAAAAAGCTGAAGAATATGAAATCTGTATTTTAATTAAAAATAAAATCCTTAGTATAAAATAATTTTATTATATTTGATACCGTAATAAAATACGGCTATGTTAGATATAATTGCTAAAGATCATAAAGAATGGATTGAAGTATGCAAAGGCTACGGAGTCGAGAAACACGCTGAAGACTTGGTCCAGGATATGTATTTAAAGTTAGCCGACTCTAATATTGACAATTCTAAAAATTATCGAGGTTACGTTTTTAGCACTTTAAGAAATCTTTGCTATGACTATCACAGGAATAACAATTTTAATATTAGCTTAATAGACAACCTTACAGAGGACACCGTACAAGCAGACGATGACTTACACCTAGAAGACATCGACAAAGCAATAAAAACACTAACCTATTTAGAACAACAAGTTTTAAAATATAATAAGATTGACGGTATAGGCTTGTGGGAAATCGAAAAAGAAGTGGGCATCAACAGAAAACTACTTTGGCAGGCAAAAAACAGAGCTATTGAAAAAATAGACAAATATTTAAAATCATGACAACAAAAGATTTTATAAACAATATCGACGAAAATCTGTATTATAATGTAGAAGGCACTACATTAAGTGTAAAAGGCAGTAAGCTAAAAGAACTCTATAAAAAGAAAATAGCTCAAGAGAACGCAAATAAACGCTATCTAAAGCTAGCTAAAAATAACAACTAATGAAATATAAAGGAAAACCAATAGAATACTTTGAAGGCTTAGACAAAAGAACAAGCGAGTACAAAGACTACAAAGAATGGAAAGCAAATCACGAACAAGAAAGCAAAGGTCTAGGAGACACAATAGCCAAAGCAACCAAGGCAACAGGAATAGATAAAGCAGTAAAGTTTATTGCAGGGAGCGACTGTGGATGCGATGAGCGAAAAGAAACGCTAAACAAACTATTTACCTATGATAAGCCAAAATGTTTAGAAGAGGACGAATACAATTACCTAACGCAGTTCTTTAAAAACCCACCAGAACTAGTAAGTGTAGACATCCAAAAAAAGATGCTAGCAATACATAACAGAATATTTACTAAGCAAGAACAGCCAACAAGTTGTTCAGCTTGTATTAGAAGAGTGTTTAATAAAATGAAGAAAGTTTTAGAAAGTTACTAAAATCAAAAGTTGATTTGTATTGATTATGGATAAGAGAAAAAACAACGGAGGTAATAGCACCAAAGCAAAAGGAGTAGATAAGCGAAAGAATGAATATCGTTTAGCCTTAGCAGAAGCATCAACTAAAGAAGATGTTATAAAGGTTATTCAAACAGTAAAAGACAAAGCAGTTAATAAACAAGATATTCAAGCAGCTAAATTATTCTTAGAATATTACTTAGGCAAACCAGATGCAAATATTGACATTAGGTCAAATGGTGAGACGCTATCATTTAACGAACTTGTAAACTTTGGCAGTAACTCTAAATGAGAAATATAAGCGAATAGGAAGCGATGCAAAATTCAGCATTGTAACTGGAGGGCGAGGGAGTGGAAAATCCTTTGCCCTTACTTACTTAATATGCCTTTTAAGCTATGAGAAAGGTCATAAGATACTTTATACTAGATACACGTTAAGAGCTGCATCAATATCAATTATTCCTGAGTTTATTCAGAAGATTGAGCTTATGGGTAAGCAAGCAGACTTTTATGTAACTAAAGATAGTATAATAAATAAAGTAACAAAATCTGAAATACTATTTAGAGGTATCAAAACAAGCTCAGGAGATCAAACTGCAAACCTAAAATCCATTCAAGGTTTATCCACCTGGGTATTAGACGAAGCCGAAGAGTTAACAGACGAAGACAAATTCGATACTATAAACTTATCTGTAAGGCAAGAGGGTGTTCAGAATAGAGTTATTTTAATTATGAACCCGACCACTAAAGAACATTGGATTTATAAAAAATTCTTTGAAGCTAAAGGAGTTAAGGCAGGAACAAATGATACAATAGACGATACAAATTACATACATACTACTTACCTAGACAACAAAGAAAACTTATCTGATAGCTTTATAAATGACGTTGAACGCATTAAAGAAACCAATCCAAAAAAGTATAAGCATAAAATACTAGGGGGATGGCTTGATAAAGCTGAGGGAGTTGTATTTAATAACTGGGAGTTTGGCAAATTCAATCCGAATAACCTCCAGACCTCATTCGGACTTGACTTTGGGTTTAGCGTTGACCCTGATACATTAGTTGAGGTTGCAATCGACAACAAAAAGAAAATTATTTATTTAAAAGAATGCCTTTACAAGAATGGCTTACAACTAAATGAACTTGCAACAATCATAACAGGAATAACAAAAAGAAGTTTAATAATTGCAGATAGTGCCGAACCTCGTTTGATTGCAGACCTAAAAAGCAGAGGAGCTAATATAAAGCCTGTTAAGAAAGGAACTATTGAAAGCGGTATAACTTTAATGTTGGATTATAAAATAGTCTTAGAAAGCAATTCTAACAACATAGCAAAAGAATTAAACAACTACACCTACTTAGACAAAGGCTCAAAACTTTATATTGATGACTGGAATCACGCAATAGATGCTGCGAGATATAATATCACTTACCAACTAGACAGTCCAAACAAAGGAAAGTATTTTGTATATTAAACAACAAAAAGACCATTTTTAACGTATAATAAATATGAAGCTGAAATTATTAATACCAGATAGCCAGAACGAAATACAATTACAATCGTTTCAAAAGTTTGTTCAAATAGAAGAGCCAACAGACTTTGACGTGTTAAATTGCTTTTATGGTATAGACCAAAAGAAAGGGTTTGGAATGAAAGCTAAAGACGTTACTGAACTTGTAAAAAATATTAATGAGTTACTAGAAGATAATCCAGAGGACTTAGTAACAACTTTCAAATTAGATGGTAAAAAGTTTGGTTTTATTCCAAACTTGGATAACATGACTTATGGAGAAAACAACGACATTATAAACTATATTAACGACCCTAAGTTATGGCATAAGTTAATGGCTGTTTTCTTTAGACCAATAACACAAGAGCAGTTTGGTAAGTATTTGATTGAGCCTTACGAGGGTAGCGATAAGTATTCAGAAATAATGAAGCGAGCGCCTTTAGATGCTTTGTTAAGTACCAAGGTTTTTTTTTACAATTTACTGAACGACTTTATGAGTTGTATCCCAGCTTATATACGAAAGGAGAGTCAACACCTTTCGGGAGAAAGTGGGGAGCTTATTCAGCGATATACCGACTTGCTGGAGGAAGATTTAACCACATTGAGGAAGTCACTAACGAGCCACTTCATAAGTGTTTAATGTTCTTAGAGTATGAAATAGACAAAGCAAACGAAGAGGCTAAAGAATATAAAAAGAAAATGAGATGAATTACATAGATGTTATAAACACAATTAAAACAGACCTCGAAGCAACTCCATTAATTAATAGAGTGCAAAATGAGGACTTAGATGACCTTGATATTGATAAGGCTAGTGTTTATCCTTTAGCTGCGTTTTATGTAAGCAACGTCGGTTTAAATAGCCCTACAAATACATTTACTGTTAATCTTTTGGTTATGGATATTCTAGATATCAACAACGAAACAAAAGAGAATAACAAAGACTTTATCTGGAATCAATCTTTAGCAGTCCTAAATAACTTTGTCAGCAGATTAAGACGTGGTGATTTGTTTGCTGATAGGTTGCAACTAGATGACGCTGATATAATTGCCGAGCCATTTACAGATAGATTTGATAAAGGGCTTGCAGGTATGGGTATAAGTTTAAGTTTAAATGTACCAAATGAGATGACTATATGCTAAACACTAGACAAGCCTTAGAGAAGTTTGGGAAAGGTACAGTTAAGCAATCCCGAAGCAACTTAACCCGAAAGGATAAGAATGTATCTAGGGAGTTGTATGATAGTATAAAGTATGATTTAGAGGTTGGTCCTAATAGTTTTAGTATTACTGTTAATATGGCAGACTATGGCAAGTTCCAAGACGAAGGAGTTAAAGGTGCTGACCCTAGTCTAGTTAAAAATGGTGTTCAGAAAGCACCGTCAAGCCCTTACAGTTATAAGTCAAAGTTTCCACCTGTTAAGCCTATAAGAGATTGGGTAAACGCAAGGGGTTTAAAATTAAGAAACGAAAAAGGACAGTTTGCCAAAGGAGGTGCTAAGACATTAGCCTATTTAATTAGTCGAAGTATTTACGCTCAAGGTATAAAACCAAGTAGATTTTTTAGCAGGGCATTTGAAACACAGTTTAAGAATTTACCTGATGAAATAGTAGAAGCATTTAATTTAGATTTAGACGATCTATTAGAATTTAGCAAAGAATGAAAGCATTACAGACCAGAAGTCCGATAAACTTGTTTTACGAGTACCCAAATATAAGCAGGGTAAACCTATCTATTTGGGTAAGTGATACTATTAATATAGACACAACAACAACGCCAGACTATCAACTATCAACAAGCGCAATAGAAGACCTTGGAAGTTTTGAAATATCTGAGCTAATAAGAAGCAAAAACCAGTATATATTTAATGAAGACTTTTACACTAAAAGAGATACAGCAAAGTATGTATTAGTAAAGTCTAATCTATTAACAGTCGATGACCCTCAACTAACTATTAATAACTTTAAGACAAGAGTAGAAGATGACTTTGGAACGTTTGAGGCTGAAAGTTGTTTGTTAGAAACTTTTAATCCTGAGGTCAAATATGACTTGTTCAGAGTGAGAGATGGTTACATACAGCGTGTTAATGATGTAACTGTAAAGGAACTCCCACAAATATTTGACAGGCTTATTCCTGCAAATATAGGTGATTGGTTTGAAAGCTCAGCTTCAACAACAACAGGAATACAAGACCCGTTTAATGGAAGTAATGCTGTCAAAAAAACAAATTCACAATCTATTTTTTACACTATAAGTACATCACTTATAAAGCCATTAAAAACTGGAACGTTCAGTATGTATTACAGAGCTTATGAGAATACTGTTCTAAGTTTTGATACAATAATTGATGGGGTTGATGATGGATTTTTAAGCATGGAATTAGGTACAAAAATAGTAACTTTTAACAACACTGGTGGAAGCGTAGATGTAATTGAACTAAATAACAACTGGAATTTATTGTCAATTAGTTTTAATAATTTTACACCAATAGATGAGATTAGAATTAGTTTTGTTAATTCTACACAAGGAGACATAACTATGGACTTCCTTAGTTTTAGTCTAAGGGAGGGGGATAATTTACAAAGCGAAGCTAGTGAACTTATACTGCAAGATAATTATGAAGTCTTTACAGACCAGAATATTAGCTTCATGGCTGATAAAAAATACACTAATGGGAGTTATCAATATTTCAATTTATCACTTAATGATTTAACTGAACAAAGTAGAAAAGTTGGTTTTGCAGGAGGATTTGACAATGTAGATTTAATATATGATGACTTAGAGGGTAACGAAACAAGACAAACATTAAAATATAATCAAATAAACGAATGCAAACACACACCAGTTAAAGTATCATTTATTAATCGTTTTGGAGTTATACAAGACTTGGTATTTTTTAAGAAGCGTATCGATAGCATAGACACCGATAAGGAAAGCTACAAGACAAATGTATTGCAACAAGGTAACTACTACCCACATATAGGACAAAACCAAACAATACGCAAGGAGTCCAAACGAAGTGTAACTTTAAACTCTGGTTTTTATCCTGAGGAGTTTAACACCGTCTTTGAGCAGTTGCAGAATAGTCTGCATTATTGGATAGATGATGAGCCAGCAGTTTTAGATGGCAGTAGTTTCAATGTAAAGACCAGAGTAAATGACAAGCTCATTAACTACACTTTTGATTTCAGTTATAGTAATGAGGAAGTAAATACGATATAAATGAGGGTAGATATATTTATAGAGGACAAGCAGGTAGACACCTTTAAAGATGAGACTATCCAGATAACGGATAGTATTCAAAATGCACAAGATCCAAACAAAATATTTACTAGCTTCTCAAAGCAGTTTAGCCTACCTGGTACAAATAGGAATAATGACATTTTTAAGCACTTCTATGACTTCAATATTGTAAATGGCTATGATGCTAAACGGAAAGTAAAAGCCTTAATTAAGATAAACGGTATAGACTTTAGGAAGGGGTTTATACAGCTAAACAGTGTTAAGCTAAAAAACAACAAAGCAACATCTTATAATGTTTTTTTTACTGGAGTGTTTTCAGAACTGAAAGAAGTTATAAGAGATGACAAGTTAAGTGATTTAGACCTTAGTCAATACGACCATAATTTCAATGTTGACAATGTAAACACTGGCTTTCAGAACTTTGCTAATGTTGTTAATAATACCTTAGTAGGGAATAATGATGGCGATTTATGTTATCCACTTATAACACATACCAATAGGCTTATTTATGAAAACAATAGAATAAGAGAGATAGACCAAAATGGAGACCAAGTGCCTAATAGTGGGGGAGGTGTAACTCACACTCAATTAAAGCCAGCATTAAGGTTAAAGGCAATTATTGATGCGATTGAGAATAAGTACGGGTTTACTTTTGACTCTAATTTTTTTAACAGTCCAGAGTTTGATGGATTGTTTATGTGGCTTCACAGGAATAAGGGGCAGGCTGTAGAGCTAGGTGATTTTATATTAAGCAAAAGAATAACAAGAGATAATTTTGAAAACACATCTGGAGATGAGTCAATACCTAGTAGTGTTGATTTTGTAACGACAACAAATGAATCACCTGCGGGTATTTACGATCCTAAAAAATATGTTATAACACCAACTGTAGAAATAACAGGAACAGGCTCTTATGATGTTATAATAACGGACACAAATACAGGGGAAATACTTTTACAAGAAAATAATTTAGAAAACAACAAAACCTTTTCAGATGTAATTCTACAGTCTCAAAATTTAAGATTTTGGAAGCCTAATATAAAAGTAATTGTAAAAAGTTTAGATAGTGTAAATATAAAATTGACAGTGGAAGAACAAGACCCTGTTTTTTCAAACACAATTTTATTAGGTGATTATCAATTAAATGGGGGTGCAGTTGCAGCTATTTCTAACATAGTTATTTCAGAGCAAATACCACAAATGAAAGTTATAGACTTCTTGGTTAACATTTTCAAGATGTTTAATTTAACTGGCACAGCTGATGACTATGGAGTGATAACAATTAAGCCATTAGATGACTTTATAGCAAAAGGAAAAGTAATAGATTTAACTAATAAGGTAGATATTTCAGAGTCAACGGTAAGTAAGGTCGATCCATTCAGTCGTATTAATTTTCAGTATGCAGAGCAAAAAACATTCTTAGCGGTAAACAAAAATATAATTGATGACGATGAATTTGGAAGTTTAACGCAAGATTTAAATAATACAGAGTCTGGTGTGGTTTACACTGGTGGTGATTATGATGTAAAGATTGATTTTGAGCACATGCTTTTTGAGAGAATAAACGATCAAACTACTGGTGACTTAACTACTGTTCAATTTGGGTGGTTCGTTGATGAGAAGCAAGAGCCTACATTTGGAAAGCCTTTAGTGTTTTATCCAATAAAAACAACTAACACTGATGATGCTAATATAGTAGGTAAAACCGAGGGTAGTAATTACATAAGACCATCAAATAGTAGGGGTGAGGATTTACAAACTATAAACTTTGGAACTGAAACAGATGAGTTTAATTTATCTTCAAATGAAGAAAGTTTGTTTAAAAATTTTTACAAGAACTACGTTGAGCGAGTTTATGACCAGTCAAGCCGACTTACTAAAATATCTGCTTATTTAGGTTTTGGCGATATTATAAATTATAGTCTGGAAGACGTGATAGTTATCCAAAACAAAAGATATTCTATAAACAAGATTGACATAAACATTAACACTGGAAAAGTAGAACTTGAACTATTGAACTTATGATTTTTGAATTATTAGCATTAGATAAATGGTACGGTGTGTCTAAAAACATAGACATAGCCAAAGGAATAAACAAGATACCAACTAGCATTAGTGAGGGTGCTGAACAAATACAAAGAGAATGGCAACAGAAAAAGTAATTGAAGTAAGGGCAGAGACTAAAGATGCTGTTAAGCAAGTTGAGGACTTAAAAAAAGAAGTTGAGGGTGTAGGAGAGTCAGCTGAAAAGTCTGGTGATGAGGTTGTAAAATCAAATGATAACATCACTAAGTCAGCCAAAAAATCAAACAAAGCTGTAAGAGGTATAGGTAAAGGATTTAAGGCTTTAGGTACTGCCATGAAAGCGGCAGGTATTGGTTTAGTGGTGGCTGTGGTGGCTAAATTAACACAAGCTTTTAGTCGTAATCAGGTCGCTCTAGATGCTGTCAATAAAGTCATGGAAACGGTTAATATTGTTTTCAATGAAATAAGCACTGCCATAACTAATGCATTTGAAAAAGTAAGTGATGCCACTGGTGGATTTGAGTCAATGACTAAAGTCGTAAAAGGTTTAATGACTATTGCGTTAACTCCTTTAAAACTACTTTTTGACGGAATTAAATTAACAGTCCAAGGAGCTCAACTAGCTTGGGAACAATCATTCTTTGGTGATGGAAATCCTGAAACTATAAAACAGTTAAACGCTAATATATCAGAAACACAAAAAAGCATAGCAAACACAGCAGGAGAAGCTGTAAAGGCTGGTAAAGATGTAGCTAGTAATATTGGAGACGCTATTAATGAAGTGGGTAAATTTTATAAAGAAGCTAGCAAGGGTATAAATGACATTTCAGTTGAAAACGCTAAAGCAAGTGCCGATAGAATAGTGCAATTGAGAAATGAAGCTGAATTAGCAGAGGCACAACTTGGAGGACTTACTTTAAAATTCCAACAACAGGCAGAGGTTTTAAGACAAGAGCGAGACGATATAAGGTTGTCTATTGAAGACAGGATAAAAGCCAATGAAGAGCTTGGTAAGGTCTTACAGAGGCAATCTGAAGAGGAGTTAAAACTTGCTAATAAACGACTTGCATTAGCGCAAGAGGAGTTAAGGCTTAATCCTAAAAATATAGAAAACCAAAAAGCATTGCAAGAGGCTTTAAACGGAGTTGCTGAAGTTGAGGAGCGTATAACAGGACAAAAGTCTGAACAACGTGTAAATGAAGCAGCTTTACTAAATGAGCGTAGGGCAAATTTAGAAGAGCTTCGTAAAATTGGATTAACAGAACAAGAGCTTGCTAAACAGGAAAGCGAAAATGAATTAGAAAATCAAAAACAATTAATTGAAAGGACAGTAGCTAATGAAAAAGAAAAGAAAAGACTTTTAGAAGCTGCTGAACAAGAGCATCAAGCAAGACTTAATGAAATAGAAGCTGAAGCTATTGCTAAAAAACAAGAAGCTGAACAGAAAAAAAGAGATGCGGCTCAAAAAACAAAGCAAGCTGAACAACAAGCCGCTCAAGAGAAGTTAGCTAGAGAAGAGGCTTTAAAGCAACAAACGATTGCCATGTCGTCTCAAACTTTAGGTGCTGTTAGTCAATTACTAGGAGAGCAATCAAAAGCAGGAAAAGCCTTTGCAATAGCGCAAGCCTTAATTAACACGTATCAAGGTATAACTGCTGCGGTGGCATCTGCGCCTTTTCCTTTTAATATTCCTGCAATTACAGCTGCTGCTGCAACTGGTTTTGGAGCGGTTAAAAATATAGTTTCAACAAATGTAGAGAGTCCAAGTGCATCTGGTGGTGGCGCAGCAAGACCATCAAGTGGTGGAGCATCTTCACAACAGAGCCAACAACAAGTCCAAGCTCCAGCGTTTAACATCGTTGGGGATAGTGGTACAAACCAAATAGCAGATGTACTAGGACAAAATCAAAACAAACCAGTTAAAGCCTTTGTAGTAAGTAAAGAAGTATCAAGTCAACAAGAATTAGACAGGAACATACAAGGCAGCGCAAGTTTAGGCTAATAAATTAAAATAAATAATTTAATTAAGTAACAAAAAGCATAATTAAAGCGTATAGTAATATGTAAGAGTATAAATAAAAATTATATATTGAAGTTATACGAAATGTTTATTGATGAGCTTAACGAGTCCTTAGGGGTCGAAGCTATAAGCGTTGTAGAGAATCCAGCTATTGAGTCAGACTTTGTGGCTTTAAATAAGGACAAATACATAGAGCTTGCTGAGATAAACAAAGAGAAACGTCTTTTATTAGGTGCTGCCTTAATCCCAAACAAGCCAATCTTAAGAATTAACGAAGATACAGGCGAAGACTACCATATATTTTTTAGTGAGGAAACCGTAAGGACTGCATCACAACTTTACGCTAAAAAGAAATTCCAAGACCAAGCGACTTTAGAACACGCTAAAAAGATAGACGGGATGACGGTTGTTGAAAGTTGGATAGTAGAAGATAAAGAAAAAGATAAGTCAGCTTTATACGGTCTTAATGTACCAGTCGGAACTTGGTGTATAGCTATGAAAGCTGATAACGATGAGGTTTACCAATTAGCAAAGCAAGGCAAGGTAAAAGGATTTTCAATCGAAGCATTTTTCACAAATGACAAGCCTAAAGAAATCAAAGCATCAAGGGATTATGAATTTCTTATAAACTTATTTGAATTAGAACAAGAGATAGGACTTGCAGAGAGCTACAACGATTATCCAGAGGCTGCTAAGAACAACGCTAAGCGAGCTTTAAAATATGCTGAGGAAAATGGCTGGGGAACTTGCGGAACAGATGTAGGAAAGCAACGAGCAAATCAATTAGCAAAAGGCGAAAATATAAGTAAAGATACGATAGCCAGGATGGCATCTTTTGCAAGACATGAACAACATAAAGACGTGCCTTATTCTGAGGGCTGTGGCGGTCTTATGTGGGATGCTTGGGGCGGTAGTGCAGGTATTAACTGGGCAGAAAGTAAACTTGAAGAAATAGAAAATGAGTAGAAGCAAACTAAACACAGCCTTTAAGGTTGTAATGGACGTATTCGACCAAGATAAATTGAGCGAGGTTTCGTATGAAGAGGGCGCAATGCACGTAGCCGATGGTGGACTTTATTTACATTATCAAGGTAATAAAGTGTTACTACACCCTAGCGCTGAATTGCAAGCTGAAGAAACTGAAGTTAGTGAAGCCGAGGTATTAGCTTTAAATAGTTCGCCTGTAGATATTATACCGGCACAGGGAGAAAACAAAGTTATAAATCCTATAAGTGTAGTCGTTATTCGAGAAGCGGGAACGGCTTATACACTTGTTGAGAATCTAAACTTTAGTATTAATAATAATGTAATTGTATCAATTGAGCCTACTATCGTTACAAGTCCAAGTGGTATAAGAAAGGGAGCGGCACAAGCGGGAAACCTAGCAGCTAATCAACCTTTAAAATTAAGAACTGCAACTACTGACCCTGTAGGTGGGACGGGTGGAATTAAAGTCAGAGTTATTTATGACATAATCGATATATCGTAATGAGTAGAAGAGGATGCCTTTGTCCAGATAGAGATACTTATCATGTGGATTGCTGTGATGACAGTAACGACAAAAAACTAAAGCCACAAGGTATTGGAAATTTATTAGACCAAGGAATTAGTAACACAATAGACAATAGAGAAACCAGAAGTAAATCCGTAAATAGATAAATAAATGAGTGAAACCAAAGAGACTCTACTTAATAACATAGCTGACCGAGTTGCGAAGTTTATGTTTGCGAGTGAGGAAAAAAGCGAAGCCAAAGAGGTTAAGCTAGAGGTAGCCAAACTTGAAGACGGTACAGAAGTGGAAATCGAAGGAGATGACATTTCTGTATTAGTAAAACAAGATGGCGAAGAGGTCGAAAAAATACCAGCACCAGTCGGAGAGCATACGCTTGAAAATGGAGATGTGGTAGTAGTTCGAGAAGAAGGAAAAATCGCTGAAGTTAAAAGCGGTGAAGAAGAGGTCGAAGCAAAAGATGAAAAGGAAATGGACTTAGCATCTGAAGTGGAAAGCCTTAAAAAAGAAATGGCAGAGCTAAAACAAAAAGTAGAAGCTGGCTATTCTGAAAAAGAGGAAATGAGTAAAGAGGAAGCTCCAAAAGAAGAACCAAAAAAAGAAGAACCAAAAGAGGAAGTTAAGGAAGATGTACAACTTTCTGAGGAAGCTCCTAAAAAAGTTACTCATTCACCAGAGAAACAAGTAAAACCAAAATTCAACGTAAAACTTAAAAACCACGGAGGCACTAAATCAAGAGTGTACTCTAAATTATTTTCTTAAACTATGGCAACAACAACTAGTATTACTACAAGCTACGCAGGACAAGAGGCGATGCCTTATGTGTCGGCTGCGTTATTGTCTTCACCTACACTTGACAGAGGTGGAGTAGACATTATCCCAAATATCAAATTTAGAAAGACGCTAAGACCTTCTAATATTGAGGACATTATCGCTGATGCGACTTGCGACTTTACTGCAACTGGTTCTTTTTCAACTGTTGAAAGACAACTAGAGCCAAAAAGACTACAAGTAAATCAGCAGTTTTGTAAAGACGATTTCGTGGACACTTGGGATGCAATCGAAATGGGCTTTAGTGCTCACGATGTAATTCCTAAAACCTTTGCAGATTTTGTAATTGCAGAATATGTAGCTAAGGTTGCAGAAGCTAACGAAATTTCAATCTGGAGAGGAGATTCAACAAATGACGGAGAGTATGATGGCTTTACTACTTTGATTGCCGCTGATGCTAACTTACCAGCTGATCAAGAAGTAGTGGGAACAACTGTAACTTCTTCAAACGTAATTGCAGAAATGGGAAAGGTAGTCGATGCCCTTCCAGACAGACTTTACGGTAAAGAGGATGTTCACATTTATGTAGCTACTAACGTATTTAAGGCTTATAAAAGAGCTTTAGCAGACTTAGGAGTAGGTGGTCTTAATAACGCTGGTAACAACCAAGACATTAACATTGAGTTCTTTGATGGTATTAAAGTGTTTATGACTCAAGGACTTTTGGCTGATACAATGGTAGCGACTAGAAAGTCAAACCTTAAATTTGGTACTGGTCTTTTAAGCGACCATTCAGAAGTTAGACTTTTGGATATGGCAGAGAATGACGGAAGTCAAAATGTACGTTTCATAATGAGATATACAGCAGCAGTGCAGTATGAATTTGCACAAGATTTCGTAACGTACGGAATTACTAACTCAGCAAACCCAGCATAATAGATGGCGTGTGATTTAAGTTTAGGTAGAAAAGAGCCTTGTAAGGATTCGGTAGGTGGATTGAAAGCATTTTATTTTATCAACTTTGATAAAGATATATTTGCAGAGTTCACTTTATCTAATGGTCTTATTACGGGGCTTAAGTCCGCACCCACTACACCTTTAGATTTGTATAAATATGAGTTAAGAAGCTCAGGACATAACTTAGAGGACGCTGGTGAGGTGTCGGGAGAGAATGGAACGGTATTTAATACCCAAACAGTAACAGCAATCCTTAAAAAGATAGATGCTGAAACTAGAGCAGAGCTACAGATAGCTAGTTATGGAAGACCTCATGTAATTGTTGAAGATTACAACGGGAACTTTTTACTAGCTGGAATTGAAAACGGCTGTGATGTACAAGTATCACAAGTCACAGGTTCTGCAATGGGTGAATTAAGTGGTTATAACTTAACAATTACCGCACAAGAGAGAGAGATGGCTTTTCCTGTTGACCCTACTATCATAGACGATGGTACGCAAACAACAGTAGTAAAAGGCACTAACTCTTAATGATTATAGGTTAATAATAAATAACCCTGTCTTTAGTCGGACAGGGTTTTTTTTGTTTAAATAATAAACAAAACGATACATTTTAACGTATAATATAATGTAAGACTAATAATAACTAGTTTATTTATAATGGCTTGTGATGTATCTTCAGGACGAAAAGAACCGTGCAAAAATTTGGTAGGTGGCTTAAAAGCTATTTATTTTTTGAACTATAATAGAGATATTTTTGAAGAGTTTTCTTTGACAAATAACTTAATTACAAGTTTAACAATAAATCCAAGCACTCCCTTATTTTTATTTAAGTACGAATTAAGAAGCTCAGGGCATAACCTTGAAGATGCTAACGAAGTTACAGGCGAAAATGGAACGGTCTTTAGTAATCAAACTATAACGGCTATTCTTAAAAAAATAAGTATCCAGTTGAGATCAGAATTACAGATAGCCGCATGGGGTCGGCCTCATGTTATTGTAGAAGACTATAACGGTAACTTTCTTTTTGTAGGTATAGAAAACGGATGTAACGTGCAAATAACTCAAGTTACTGGCAGTTCTTTTGGCGAGTTATCAGGTTATAACTTAACTATAACGGCTTTAGAGCGTAAAAAGGCTTATTTCGTTGACCCTGCAATTATAAATGATGACGTACAAACAACTATAAGAACAATAGAGCAGATATTTACAGAGCGTGTTTTGGCTGATGGTGGTGTAGTTGAAGCAGAAGAATGTATAAAGATTTAATATGCAAGTAAACAAAGATACAACCGTTTTATATTTTGTACCTAGTGAGGAGGTTAGCAACGCTAGGGTAATAATAATAAATGAGACGACTGAACAAGATATTTATGATCAGGTTGTAAATTTAGATAAAGAAAGTTACTATTATAAATTAACAGATTCCAATGGTTTTGGTTTTGTAAATGGCGAAAGTTACATTTTAGAAGTATTTGAAGAAGGTATTTTAGTTTATAGAGCTAACCTTTATTCAAATAGTGTACCAGTAAGACAAAGAAAACAAAGTCGAAACCTAGGAGAATCCAATAACGAATACTTGACAATATGAGTGAGTCAAACGCAATAAGTGTAAGCCTATCAAAGTTTACAAGTCCTAAAATAATTGAGACAAAAAACCAGGATTTTGTCGAATATGGAGAGGACAATGATTACTTTGGTTACTTAATAGACAGGGCTAACCGAAGCACTACTAATAAAGCTATTTTAACGGGTATATCTAACCTTATTTTTGGAAAGGGATTAGATGCTACCGACGCAGGCAAAAAAGCTGGTGAATGGGCTTCTTTAATGGCTAAGGTAAGACCAAAAGACTTGCGTAAAATAATTACAGATCGTAAGATTTTAGGAATGGCATCTATTCAAGTCGTTTATCAAAAAGGCGAGGTTAAAAACTTAGAGCATTTTCCAATGAATACTTTAAGACCTGCAAAAAAGAATGAAGACGGTCAAATAGAAGTTTGGTACTACCATCCTAATTGGAAGGATTACAAAAGAAGTGATACTTTAGAAGAAGTTAAGGCTTACGGGTTTGGTAATGGAAACGAGCCAGAGATTTATATTTGGGGGGATTATGTAACAGGCTCAGAATACTTTACACCACCTGACTATATTGGCGCATTACCTTATGCATTACTAGAAGAGGAAATTGCAGACTATCAGATTAACGATGCTCAAAATGGTTTTAGTCCAACTACTATCGTTAACTTTAACAACGGTGTTCCTGAAGACCAAGAAAAAAGGCGAGAATTAGAACGTGATGTTAAGTCTAAAATCACAGGAACAAAAGGAAAAAAGGTTGTTATCTCTTTTAACGATAGCAAAGAAAACCAAACAGAAGTTAATAGCATTCCTTTAAACGATGCACCTCAGCATTATGAATACTTATCTAAGGAATGTTTTAATAAGTTAATTGTAGGGCATAGAGTAACCTCTCCAATGCTATTGGGAATAAGAGACGGTCAATCAGGACTTGGAAACAATGCAGACGAAATTAAAAACGCTACTTTACTTTTTGAGAATATAGTTATTCGAGTATTCCAAAATCAATTAGTAGATATTATAAAAGAAATCACAGGAACTACCTTAGACTTATATTTCAAAACAATACAGCCTTTAGAGTTTATGCAAGTTGAAGGTGTAAGCGAAGATGAAGAAGAGAAGCAAACAGGAGTTGAGTTAAAGTTAGCAGAACAAAAAATAGACAGTTTAGTCGCTGATAATCTAATATCTAAAGGCGAAGACTTAAGCGAAGAATGGGGTTTGATTGAGTCTGGTGATGCAGAAATGGAAGCCGAGGAAAAGATAGCTCAATTAGTAGAGGAAGCCAATAAAAAAGCCTCTAAGAGCGAAACTCTATTACATAAAGCAATTAGACTTGCAAAGACAGGAACTGCAAGACCAAACGCAGGAAGCACCCGAGACGACAAGACAGCCGAAGCACAGTTTAAAGTAAGATACGAATACAGTCCAAATAAAGTAAGTGCTAACAGTCGAGAGTTTTGTCGTAAAATGGTCGCAGCTAAAAAGATTTACAGACGTGAGGACTTAGCGCAAATGAGTAGAGACCCAGCAGTTAATCCAGGTTTTGGTCCAAATGGTACTAATACTTATGACATATTTAAATACAAAGGCGGCGCAAATTGTTCTCATAGATTTGTAAGAAAGGTATTTATGAAGAAAGACCCTAGCGGTGGAATAGATATCAATTCTCCTATTGCAAATACTTTAATTACTAGTATAAGAGAAGCAAGAAGCAATGGATATGACAAAGGTATAGACCCAGACTATAACACGGCAAAGACAAGACCAAAGGATATGCCTAACAATGGATTTTTAAACCCGAGAGGATAATGGCAACAGTATTATTTATAACACAAAAAGACCTTAAGGAAAACAGCATCTTGACTGGTTCGGTTGACCCTGACAAGTTTAAGCAATGCCTTAAGATAGCTCAAGAGATACACGTTCAAAACTACTTAGGCACTAGACTTTATGAAAGGTTAATTAACTACGTTGAGGGTCAAGTCTTTGACGATACAGACCCCGAAAAGATACTTATAGACAAGTTTGTTAAGGACATGACCATATACTGGGGGCTTGTTGAATATGTAAGTGTAGCAGCTTTTCAGATAACCAACAAAGGCATAATGAAGCATACTAGCGAAACAGCCGAAACAGCTACTAAAGATGAAGTTGATTTTTTAGTCGGAAAGTATAGAGATAAGGCTCAGTATTATACCGAACGATTTATAGATTTTATGTGTTACAATCAAACGACATATCCAGAATATAACCTAAATAAAAACGACGACAGATACCCGAGTAGAGATAGTTACTTCGGAGGCTGGCAGATTTAATTAAATAAAAATATGAGTTTACAAGACGCAAAATTACTTACGACACCAAACGCTTATAAAGCAGGCAAACTTTACTCAATAAAGCCTTTAGACGGTTCTGGAGATTTCACAGCCTCCAGAGCTACAACAGCCACAAGGGTAAACGAAAACGGACTTATAGAAAGTGTAGCTGTAAATGTACCTAGAATAGACTATACTAATGCAGATTGTCCAGTTTTAGCAATAGAACCGCAAAGGACTAATTTAGTTGAAAAGTCTTTTGGGGATTTTACAAAAAGTATTTTTACAAGTGGTGATAAACAAATAAACTTAACTGAACAATCTGATTCTAATCCATTTGATTTGTCATCTTTAAACATTGAAACAACTGGAACAATTGGATCTGCTTTAATTAGAAGTAAAGACTTTTTTACAAATGTTAATAAAAATTACACTTTATCATTTTACGCCAAGAAAAACACAAACACAACAACTGAAATAGAAAGAATAAGAATTTCTGAAAATAATAGTTCTTTTGATGATATAGTTGTTCAAAATTTAAGTTTAACATCTAACTACAAAAAATATAAATTTACAATTACTAGAACTCAAAATTCACCAGAAGTAAATCAAGTACATTTTATTTTCTATAATTCTGATATAAACATTATAGGGCTGCAACTAGAAGAGGGATTGAATGCTACATCTGATATAATAACAGACGGAAATCAAGTCACACGAAACCAAGACATCTTAACAAACGATTTAACATCAACAATTGATGCGAGTTACTCAGCACTTATAAAAGTAGAAGCGGATAATAGTAGGTTAAAAATAGAAGATACAAATACTGGCTTTGATTTGCCTTTAAACGGAACTGGTAACATAGCAATGGTAGTAGATAACCAGATAACCTTTCACTTTCCAGACAACGGACAAGCGAATACAACGGTAACTTATGATAAGCCAGCAGACCTAAGAAATTGGGAGATATTATCAAAATTAGGAAGGACAGGCTTAGCTATACTTTCTATTGAGAATGGTGCTATAAGTCAAAACAAAATAGATGATTGGGTAAGCGGTACAATATCCAGCGATTGGCTACAAGATTATAGTACGCAGACTGATTTTGGTGGTGAATTTAGAGAGCAAGACTGGGATTATTTTCCAGCTATTGATTTAAGTAATGGAAGTAATTTTCAAAATGCTTGGAGAGATAACAACTTAACATCATTCCCAGCTATTGATTTAAGTAATGGAACTAATTTTGTTAGAGCTTGGCGTTTTAATAACTTAACATCCTTTCCTGCTATTGATTTAAGTAGTGGTACTAATTTTTTTGCTGCTTGGTCGAATAACAGCTTAACATCATTTCCAGAAATTGATTTAAGTAGTGGAACTAATTTTTCATTTGCTTGGTCGGGTAACAGCTTAACATCATTTCCAGCTATTGATTTAAGTAATGGGACTGATTTTGGACTTGCTTGGCGTGATAACAGCTTAACATCATTTCCAGCTATTGATTTAAGTAGTGGAACTGATTTTTCATTTGCTTGGCGTCTTAATAACTTAACATCATTCCCTGCAAATATGTTTGACAACAATAATGCAAGTAATTATGAAAGAGCCTTTGAAGATAACGCATTAGACCAAACATCAGTTGATAACATATTAGTAAGTATTGAAGCATCAGCACAAGCTAATAATATTACAAATGGTGAGTTAGGAATAGACGGAGGCACAAACGCAACACCTAGTGCAACGGGTCAAGCGGCTGCGGATAGCCTTAGAAATACTTTTAATTGGACAGTAGAATTAAACGGATATTAAAATATGAGATACAAACTAAAATACACAGACGAGAACGAAGCGTTAACAGACCTTATGGATAAGGGTATTATCCAAGACAGAAGGTACGAAGATGAAGACGGTAACGTGGTTTTAAAACGCACACCTTATACAGACATTACAGAAGCGGTAGTCTACATTG